TTACCAATTTAACAAGATTTTTGCAGTTTTATATACTACATATCCTACTAGACACATACCTAAAATAGGAAATAAAAATACCAAGGTTGTTGTTGTTATTACGCCTATAACGCAATACAATAAAATGCTAAATATTTTCATAATCTTCAAATTTAGTTTGTTCAGCTACAAATCTTAGATTTATCTCTCCTACACCAATGTTACGTCCTTTAGCAAAGATTACCTTTGCAAGTCCTTTTGTTGGGTTACCTGTCTCATCTTCGTGCAAACCATAATATTCAGGCCTGTATATTAGAGCTACAATATCTGCAGCTTGTTCTATCTCGCCTGACTCACGTAGATCTGACATTGTAGGTTTAGAATCTGCTCTAAAGCTTACGCCACGATTAAGTTGTGACAATGCTATAATAGCTATATCTAATTCTTTAGCTAGATTTTTTAATGCACGTGCTACTGCACTAACCTCTTGCTCACGACTTGACCTTTTGCAGGTAACTAATTGTAAGTAATCTACAAGTACAAGTTTGATTTTGTTAGTGTGCACGTACTGTTTAATTTTTGATAATAAATAGCTTAAATCTGTATTATTACAGTCATCTATTATTAACGGTAAATTTTCTATGTAACCGACAGCTTTATTAACTTTTTTAATTTCTTGTTCATCTAATGCGCCTTTTCTAAGCCAATGACTACTTACGCCAGACTGAATGCTAACCATTCTTTGTAGTAGTTGTATAGATGACATTTCGTAACTGAATATTGCAATAGGATTTTTAGCTCTAGCTGCATTAAATGCAGTTGTTACAGCAAAACTCGTTTTACCCATAGATGACGCACCACCGACTATAATTAAGTCAGTGGATTGCCATCCATTCGTAAAATCATCAAGAGATTTAAAGCCTGTGGTAATTCCTGTTATACCTTCTGTATTAATTTTAACAGCAAGGTCTTCAGTAAATTCTACCAATTGTTTTATAAGAGTTTTATCTTTATCCTCGTGGTTATCAACTAACCTGTTTTGTAAATCATTAATCTTGTCGCTAATAACAGCTATGTCAGATTGATTTTGTACATGGTTATTGATTTCTTGTAAATATTCATTTACTATTTTTCTTTTAGACGATTCAACCAAACTTTGTAATGCTGAGTCAAACTCTCTTGGCATAAGTGTAGATGTACTAGTTAATTGTACAACTTTTACTGATAATTTACTTTTAGTACCTAATTCTTTGCCTATGTTTACAATGTCTGGTTCTTTGCCTTTTTTTATAATTTTTGTAAACGCTTTGTATATTAATATATTGCTTGGATCATCAAACATATGTATATTAAACAACTGTGCGTTTTGGTGATACAATTTAGTGTCTACTATTATATTACCTAATATTATGTTTTCTAGCTCATAATACATAAATTTTATATTTTTTGATTGTGAATACTATTTAATTCATTCATTTTTACTTCGTAGGTTTCTTCATTTAATCCATATACATGTCCTACAGAGCCGTGTGTATTTTGACATACTTTGTTGCCGCCTAGATTTTTATGAGTTGTCAGATAACCCTTGTCAAAATCTGCAAATTTAAATGTATCTAGCCAAGGAACATATGGTACACTCATATCTTCTCTGTTTTCAAGATTTTTTGGATCAAATTTTACATAACATGCGCCTATACCGCCTTTACCGTTAGGTTGTATTAATGTATTGTTTCTGTAAGAGTTTAGTTTTTTGCGAATATAACCATTTTCTTTAGCATATACATGGAAAAATATTTCTAAAGCATTGTATTCTGTATACACACGATCCATAACTACAAAATGTGTTTTACGCCTTCTGTTATAACATTTATTCCATAACAAAGCCCTGCCTATTATTAAATCGTCATTGTTATATAACACTAAACATTGTACTACATCTTTACCTAATGATTTGTAAAAATCTAATAACCTTTGATTTTCTTCGTGACGCATACACGATTGACCTAAAGTGCCATTACCATTTGATTCATTATAGTTATCACTATCGTAAGCATGATGTATGTCACTTGTAATTTCAAAATAACCTATTTTGTCTAGATTATGTATCAGAAACAAAGACTCAAACTCTTCTAGTTGCCTGGCTGTATAAGTTCCATAATGAAATAATTTGTTAAATACTCTACCAAAAGTAGACATTATAGCTTTTTTCTTACGAAGCTCAGGATTTCTTAAATTTTCTGTAAGGCTTAAATTTCTATCAAAATATGTAGTGTAACCATTATCATCGCTTTTTAATAGGTTTTTAATCTTTCTTATAGTCCAATACGAAATTTTACTTTTATCATCTATTGCAATATCAATCATTACAGGCCAATCTTTTTCGTTTCTGTCTAAATTGTCCATTATACCTTTTTCAAAATCATTTAACATATCGTGTATGTTATTGTGTGGTATAGATTTTATTTTATCTTTTAGATTTTGAGATAATTTAAATAGATTTTTGAAATTATATATTTCGTATAGACCATATGGAACTTCAATTTCTTCAACTTTATCAAACATTTCTTCTGGTATTATACAAGACGATCTATTTGTATGTATAAAATAAAGATGTTTTGTTGTGTAATTTACAGGTAGCAATATAAATCCATCTATAGTATATTCTATAATGTAGAATAAATTTTCAGATGAATAATACAATTCTTGCATTGTTCTCACATGTGACAACTTGGAAAAATGTATATTAGGATTATATGTTGCTTCGTGCAATTTTTGCACATCAATATACTTATTAGATGTATCTTCTTGTATATACTCGTCTTTTATTTTAACTATTTGTATCATGTTGTTTAATTATTAAAATGGTACTTTTGAGTCTAAATAATCATCTAGACTTTTTAAATCTTCTGAATCTTTCTGTTTTTTTGTGTCTACAATTTTAAATGGTTTTGTGTACAAGCTTTTGTTTACGTCGTTATAATAGGCTATAGGATTTTCTTCTAACAAATTATATATTTCATAAACTTCTTTTTTATATACAGGGTATAGTATTGGTGCATCTTCATAATAAAATCCATCATCTATATAATTAGTATATACATTGCTTTTAGTACAATGCATATTTAAACATAGTTTGTGATTTTGGTATTTTGTTAATTCTTCACCACATTCTGAGCATTTAGAACTTGAATTTTGTTTGTCTGCCATATTTTTTGGATTTGCGTCCCTTGTAAAATTTCCACCCCACTTGTTGTAGCCTTGAACACCTGTGTAAGTGTTGTATCCGTTGTAGGTGTTGTAGCTTTTTTCATAAGTATGTTCTTGCTTTATTCCTCCAACATGTATTGCTATGTCGTACATTAAGTTTAATGTGTTTAATGCATCTTTATAGCTCACATACTCGTCGTCTGTGTGTGGACTGTAATAGCCTGATGATATATTAGCCATAGCTACGTTCGGGCCTTTATCGCTTGATTTTAATTCTTTAACGTCTGTAAGTCCGCCGTTAGGTTGTAATTTAAATCCACGTTTAGTGAGCAAGTGTGCAATATTGTTTTGAAATTCATTGCCAGATAGTTCTACTAATCCAATTTTAGTTACAAAGTCATCGTTACCTTTTCTGTCTGTTTGCAATACAAATGCAGCGTCTTCAAAGAATGTCATATCTGCTACGCCACTACCTACTGTACCTACCTCCTCTGCAGCAAAGAATGCTACTTTAGCATAGTCTAGCTCGTTTAATAGATTTAGACAAGCCCACACGCCTACTTTGTCGTCGCCACCACAACCTGCTGTTTCTGTAATATCACATCCTAGTTTGTAGTGTTTGTATTTTGTCATACCATAAAACAATGTGTCGTCTTCAGTTTTAGTTTTACATATTTTAAAATTATCTAATATGTTATGTACTGTGTCTGTGTGTGAAACAAAGCAAGGATAGTGTAATGCAACGCCGCTTGGCATTTGTTTTGTTGCATAAATATTTTGTATAGTATTTTTACCAACTTTAACACTTTCTGTGACAAAACTTACATTAGGCATAGATTTTAATACGCTTTGTATGTATTCTATCATTTGATCTTCTTGGTAACTTACACTTTGTACTGCTAGTACATCTTCTAATTTAATTTTTACTTCCATTATACTAATCTTGGTATTTCATTAATTTTTGCTTGTTCAGCTTTCTGTTGTCTTTTAACCCAGTTACTACCTCGTAGTCCTGGATATTTTTCTTGCAATAATCTGCTACATCTTTCTATTGATTTAGGTTTAGGATGTTTTTTGTGTATGAACATGTCTTGCAACAGCTCTTTAGCTGTTATATCTTTTTTGTGCATAGATTCCCATATTATACGAGCTACCAATCTTTGATCGTCGTCTCTATAAACAGGATCTTCAAGTAAAATGTTCATTACTTTTATTTTTAAGCTAGTTGTTTTTTTATTACTATTCATATTTAATTATAACTTCTGAAACATAAATTGAATCTATTATAGTAGGAACAAAATGATAGATATGCATGTTATTGTTAGTATGAACCATGTTTTTATAATGTTCGCCATCTTTTCTATACCACTCTAATGTTCTGTATGTTTTTACTGTATCACCATAATAACCATGGTCACCAATAACTAAAACAGTTTTAATATCTGGTGGTAATTCATAACTTAAATGTTTTGTGTTGAACCATTTTGTCACTCTAACATCGTTAACAAAAGCAGGATTCCTATCTCCACCCACTACAATGGATTGTTCTTGTGCATATAGCTGTGTTGTTATTAAAAATAATAAACTAAGAAATTTTGTTTTCATGTTTTCTGTTTTCTAATTCGTAATCTTCTACGTCGTTTACATTAACTTTTTTAACTACACCTTTTTTGTTAGGCGCAGAAGACATAGTTATCTTTTTTAATTTTGTAAAGTTTACAAGATTTTTAACAGTCTTATAGACATTGTTTGTTAATTCTTCTGTAACTTTTGATTCGTCATCACCTTCTTGTATTTCTGCAACTTTAGTAATGTTCCATTTTACGTTTTCAAAATTACCAGTATTGACTGATTCTGAGTAGCTTACGCTGATTTCTTTTATTTTCATCCTATTTTGAATTTAATTATACCGTTGTTTACAGATTTATATCCTGCATAGACGGTGTTTTGGGTTTGATATTCAACTTGGTTTATTAATTGCTGTGCATCAAAACCATATCCTTTTGGATACTCATAATTGAATTTTTCTAATCCTCTAAGTGCACAATCTTCAGCCATCATAACTACTGTGTTAGCTGTGTCTATTAGCTTTCTACGTTGTGCATTTTTGTTAACTTTAATCTTCATCTTTGTTATATTCTTGTGCATCATCTTTTCTGCGTTCATTGTATTCGTATTCACTAATCATTTCATATTGTGAATCGTCTTCTTCGCATTCTGTGCATATCATATATTCGTCTGCGTGTTCTTTGCACTCGTTACAAATATCTGTATGTCCCCAGAATCTAGAGTCACAGCAATTACTTGCTCCGCTTCCTTCTTGCTCCACGCCACAACAGCTTGTAACCTCATCAGAGGTATGTCCGTCGTCTTGCGGGTTAGATAGTTTCCACTTATCATAAGTCATAGCTCATTAACTTTTAATTGTTACCATATTTGTTAACCAATCTACTAAATATTCAGCATATTTGACATTAAATACTTCACCTTGAAATTTAAATTCTTTTTTGTTTTTTGATTTAGCTTTTTCTAAAGCTTCTTTTAATAATTCTACGTTTTTTGTTGTTATATACATAATTAATAAATTAAAAATCCACCTGATTGTTCACAAAATTCTGCAAATTCTTTTACATTTTTTTCGTCAAATGGATAGTTGCCTTCCCATTTTTTTTTGGCTTGTAAGTTATCCCAATCAGTTTTATGTGGTTCGGGATAATCTCTTGGCACTATATCGCCATGTTGTTCTTTGACTCTTTCTTTTAATACGTCAATTAAAACTTCTATCTTTTTGTTATGATCAACAGTTTTTTGTCTTTTCTCTTCATAATGTGCAGCATATATTTTTACATCTAAATCCTTTATTAGCTTTCTTAATCTAGCAGCAATCTTTTTAGATTTAGTTTTAGATATTTTATGCCCATCATTGTATGTGCCTTTTGTCATATCTTTTTCTGTTAATATATCTTGACAAGAACTGCATACATACATCCATAGTGGTCGCCACCACCAAACATTATTTCTAAAGTATACGCCTGGGTTTTCTAACTCCCATTCTTCGTATGCATTATACCATTCTTTTTGTATGGCTTCATCTTTTATTAGCCACCCAGATTGATGTTTAATTAGTATCTCTGGTTTTTTTGTGTTTTCTTGAGGTTTTAAACCGTGCAAATCAAATCCCATAATTAATTATTATAATATTGTTCTAACGCACGCTCTCTGCGTGTCTTTCTTTTTTTCTTTGGTTCTTTATTTTCTTTTTTTAGTCCTCTTTTACTTAATACTTTGCGTCTATAAGTAGAGAATATAAATCCTGCTATAAAGCCGCTGCTCATCATAAATTGTGATGCACTAGTTATAATTGGCAAAATTATTGTTAAGCTTATGTCCCAATAGACACCATACTTACGTATTTTATCCCAATCATTACCATATATGTCACACAATGTATAGATGTAAACACCAGCAATACAAAAAGCTAGTATTAAAGTCATTCTTTTTTTGTTTTAATTAACAAATCCATTTCTATAGGATCTATGTTAGCATACAACTCTTCAAACAATTTATCTTCTTTTTGTTTTAGTTTATTTATTGTTTGATTTTTTGGACTTTTGACCTTTTTAATTATGCTCTGTAGTCTCTTTATCTTTATCATCACTATAAATTTTTGCAAAACTGTCAAATAAATCTTGCATTTGTGTTTCATTAGAGTTACTAGTTTTACAATCATCTTTTTCTTCTACATTATAAGATGCATTTACGTACTCGTTTATTTGTTGCAGCACTTCTTTGAATGTTTGGTGCATTTCCACCATCTCTTCTATTGAGTACTCTACTTCTAGTTTACCTAGTTCGAACTGTACTTCTTCTGCTGCGTTTACTTTGATGTTTTCTAATTTAAATTTCATACTATTTTAATTTACCGATTCTAAAATTATTGTTGTTAAACTTTTGTTTTGTTAAGTATTTAACTATCTCATTTTTCTTGTTAGATTTTTTATTGAAATAGTTTTCTATTGTACCAAAACTGTATTCTAAATGTGTATCCCATAGTTGTTTTTCTATAGCATACTCTTCGTATGTTTTAAAATACTTTTCTAGTATCATGCAGTTAAGCTCCAGGTTTTTAAATCTGTAACTTACTTTTTTCATTTTATAACCTTCGGGCGCTTGTTCTACAACCTTGCCGTTAGGTATGATGATTACTAAATTTTGTTCTTTTCTGTAGTGTGGTATGCACTTGTTCATGTTGTGTGCTAATACTGCATCTGCTACAAAATTCTTGTTTGAAATTACTAATGCCATTGTTTTATTTTTATTGGCGTTTCGGTAAATGAATACCTAACGAAATCAGTCGCTAGCTGTTGCTTTAAAGTGTGTGCTCACTATTAATATTTAAGAATATGTTTCATGACTTATTTCTTTTTGGTAATGGTGGTCTTTTGTGTAAGTCCCACCATTCACTACCATCGTACTCACCTCTTGTAATCCATAAACCATTTTTTAGCCATATAGTACCAAAGAGTTGTTGGGCACCATATCCTGCGTAATAATTTATTTCATTCATTTTAGATAACCATTGATCAAACTCTTTATCAGTATGACCAGGATATAACATTATCCAATGATATTCACTTTCAGGTATTATATCTTTGGAGTAAGTTATACTAGCAGCTTGTATATCCTTTAGCGGTATATTAGCATTAGTCAATAGTTTTACTATTTCATTTTTTACATTTGTCATACTCTGGCTTTGTTTTAATATAAATATTCATAGCAATTTTATCAATCATCTCCCAATCACGATCATGTGCTTTCCAAGCATCTACTAGTTTATTGAACGCATCAATTCTAGACCAATACAATGCTTCATACCAATCTCTATCTTCTATTAATTCTTTTTTTTCGTTTCTTTTCACGTTAGTATTTTATTTATTAGATTCAACTTTATTTATAAAAGACTTTATCTGCTCGTCTAATTCATCTATGATTAATTCCAGAGATATACATATTTCACGTAATTTTTCGTTACGCAATTTAAGTTCAGAAATTTCTTCTTTTAGCTTAACTATATCTGCTGTTAACCAATCTACCTTTGCTAACGCATCGCGTAGCTCAAGGTTCTTATCTAATTTACTCATTAGTATTTTAATATTACTTGGTTAGACATTACATTAACATAGTCAACAACATTCTTATCATTTAAATGGAATGTCATTGTTCTAGCACCAGGCTTATAGCTTTTGACAGCTATTATTTCTAATGCCTTCTTACAAGGTTTGATTACTGCTTTTTGTATTAATAGTTTAGTACGCTTAGTAACACCTGTTTCTACATTAGTTTCATACACTTTAAGATTAGTCATATTATTGATACGACTAGCAATATCTTTAATCTTGTACTCCAACGTAGGTTTGAAACTCATCACATCATAACTTGTCTTAGGTTTGTCTAAGGCAGTTGTGTAATAGTTACTTGTACTTAAATCTGTTGTTGTTGCATATTTTGCAACGATTTTTAAATCTCTCATCTCTTTTTTTTTGAGAGTTTGCAGGCAAATGAATGCCCTACCGAAATGTGTCGGCACACTTAATTGAACAAAGTTTTAAACATGACTTGACTTTATCAAAATTATTGTATAACTTTGAAGTCATAAATTAATCACTTAAATAAATGAAATTATAATAAAACATACTTAAACCACATAATTCTACATAACTACTTGATTATCAATAACTTAAACATTTATAGTACTTAAAATAGTACTAAAACTATAGTTTATAGACTAGTAGATATTATATAACTCTTATGTAGTTAAACATAAAATCAATACGCAATAGTTATTTTTTTTTCTTTCTTACTACTTATTGTTGTTAAAACAACTAGCTAATTAGCAAAACCCACCCACCCACCTATAGTTTTATACACAGAACAACTGTGTAACTATTAAAATAACATCAACGCAACGATTATTGTGGCAAATGTTTATATTATAAATTACTTAAATTATTAATATCATCTTCTCTTGATTTCAATGCATCGAGAGCATTAGCATATGATACCCAAACAGTAGTAGTAACATACTTACCGTTCTCGTACTTGCCTTTCTTTACGGCAAGGTTAGAGTCTGCAAACGCAGCGCCATCCACAATCTTGTAGTACACGCCATTGTCAGACTCCTTCTTGATCTTGTGAAGACCAAGCTTCTTCAGCTTGTTGAATACAGTAGACTGCTTAGCCTCAGCATTCTCAAGCATCTCTTTTAAATCAGCACCAGAGTATATCTCCATAAACAGATCAGCTTTGATGTAGTAGTCTGTAGTAAACCACTCACCACCTTCCTCATGAGTAGGTATTCCAAGTATGATTGTGCTGATGTCACTTATCTTAGTACTACCTGCCATGTATTGTGTCTTGTACTTAGTACGAGCATACACGGAGATCTTACCTTCCTCAGCTAACTGAGCGATAGGTGTAGCAACAACTTGCTTACTTGAGTTACGAACTCTGTTGTTAAAGTTCTCTCTGATTTGATTTGCTGTCATATTTGACATAATAGTTCTCGCCTCATAACATAATAATGCGGACATCTAACGAGTATGGTCCTGGTTAATCTTAATGAACCCTGAAGAGGAATCGAACCTCTCCATGTTCCAAACAGGGTTGACTGACTAGATTAGATCTGTGAAGTCAGTTGCCTCAAGAGTTAATAGAGCAATAGATGCTACTCGAGTGTCCTTACGTAGTTGTTGAACACCTTTAGTACCAGCGTATCGTTTAGATACATACTGATGAGCTGTTGCTACAGGATCTTGAAGTAGAGTTACTGTACTCTTCTTTGCTGATTTAGCAGCGTTAGTTACTTTCTTTACTCTTGATGTTTTAGCTTTAGTAGCCATAATAGTTCGTGCCAATAAACATACATTGATGCCAGCTACACACGTTCAGCTGTAGTTAATAGTTAAAAATAGACCACGGTGTGTCAAAAATTTCGATGACACGGGGCGTGGTATGTAATATGTATCCCTCCCTCACAACAAAAAAAAATTTTTTTTCTACCTTTGCATACATGAATGATAAACAGATAGCACAGATTGCATTAGAAACAGGTATAGATGCTGATATTTTAAGAAAGTATATTGACAACTTGATTAAAGAAGAAGGATTTGAAAAGGGTAGTGTTAAGAAAAGAGTAAGATCTGTAAGTAAGAGAGACTTTAGTTCTTTGCAGAATGTGGTTGAAGGTAATGTTTATTACGAAAATGAAAAAATCAACTCAGAGCCAATCAACAAGTATGTTGGTGATGATGTATTCTTTCCTTACATCACCAATGATAAGGGTAATTCTGGTTATGATATAGGCTATGGTATTAAGTTAAAAGACAAACAAGGTAATTTTTTACTACCAGAAGTTGCTAATAGCGAAGAGGACATACAAAGACTTATGGAAAAGGGTATGGGGGAGAAGGAGTATAACTCTTTATTTGCTAAAGTGGTTAAAGATAAGATCCTTGGAGCTAAGAACACTTATAATAAGTTTATAAAGAATGGTGAGTATAAGGGTGTGCAATTAAATGATGCTAGAGATTTTGATAGTTTAAACGATTATGAGAAGCTACTTATGGTTGACACTCACTACAACGTTGGTTTAACTGAGTTTCCTATAATGATGTCTGGTGTTAGTTCTAATGATATGTCTATTATAGGAAAGGAGTACAGACACTTTTCTGATGGTAAGTTGTTGGGTAGTAGAAACGAAATGCGTAAATCTTTTCTTATAAAGAATATCGCTATGAAAAAAAATATGTTTGGCAGCAGATTAGAACAGTATATGAAAAGCGTTATTGATACAGGTCAGGGCATGAAGAGTAAGTTAAGTGATTTGTATGATAGTACAATAGGTGACTCTTTATATGAAAGTGATCTGCCTTTTGTTGGCCAAGAAGCTATGCCTGATAGCACAGCAATGACTAATCAAGAATATACTGATTACTTTTTAGAAAATACAGACGAAGATAACCCTTACGGACCAAATCAATAACATATGGATTTTTTTGACAGCGCAGATGAAGGAACTATTATTAAGCATTACGACGACGATAGTTACGATGTAATAGTAGCCTATAGAGGTTTAGACTTATTAATAAACCACGAGAATAGAATACTATACGATCTTGGCATAAACGACTTTATAGTTAAGAATATAAAGACCACTATAGACTCCGACAATATATGGAGAAACACATTCCACGTAGTTACTAAGAATTTTTAGTACTTTTGCATAAGTGTATTTAGTTAATATAAATAGAGCAGGGGATATTTATAAAGACGACGACGGCGTTATACTTGTCCCAGAGTTTCAGGAAGTTTTAAACGGAGAGGAATTAGGTCAGGTTGCTATGAAGTGGGTAGCACTCGTGTGCGACTACGAAAGCCCTTATAGACACTTTACAGAAAGCGAAAGAAAAAAAGCTGTAAGTAAAGATCTATATAATACTTATAAGTGGAAAGGTGAGAAATCACCTAAAGTGTTAGCCGCCTTAGATAAATACAAACAATTGCAGTTTGATCCTTTAGATGAGCAGCTAATAGCTTTTAATAAAAAGATAACGCAGTTTACTACATATATGAACAATATGCATATAGATGAAGATACTGCTGAAGGTTTGCAAAAGATTATGATAGGTATCGAAAAGATATATAAGACTAGGCAAACCTTAGTTGACTCAATTGAACGTAGAGGCGAAAGACAAAAGATTGCTGGGGATAAACAATTATCATTCCTAGAAAGAAGAAAAGAAATACAAGAACAAAGTCGAGATAGTGCGTAAAAGACCAAGCGGATATAAAAAGAATAAAACAGATATATCTATAGATTATCTTAGGTATCGCTACAACTATTTTTATAAGCGAGGCAAATATGCCGAAGCAAAAAAAGTGAGCGACAGGGCTGACGCCCTGTTTGGCAGGAATATCGACAACGAGTTTCATATGAAATTGAGTGAGAAGGAAAATATAAATGATCCATTTGGTATTGGCAAAACAAATAAAATAAAGTATGGCGGTAGGAAAAAAGGATTATAAAGATTCTCAGGTTAGGCTAAAGCATAAGCAAAAGGTACCTCCTCAAACATTAGTTAAGGTTGAGCCTTCTAATGATGATACTAGAACAAGGGCAGAGCTTTTAGACGCCATAGAAGACTTGTTTCAAACTGTATACACTTCTACAGGCGCTAGTAGAGAGGTAGATCTAGAAGATTTAAGAGCTATACTAACTATGTTAGTCCTATCTGCAACTAATGCTGATGATGATGGTGTTGGTGCTACACAAACACAAGTAGATGCTATAAATTTAAATTCTAATAATATTGCTAGAAACGCAAGTGATTTAGCTACTTTCATTAGCAATATATCAATTAGTAATAATAAAGTAGGTATTGGAGATAGTACACCTACTAGAAAGCTTACAGTCAATGGAGATATAGGACTTCCTAATAGTGGTAAATTATTTTTATGGGATAGTCACGACGCAAACTACCTTCAATACTACAGGTGGGAGTTAAATTCTAGTTTGACAGCATACATAAATAACTCTGGCTCTGGAGGAGTTGCTTTAAAAACAGCTGGAAATACTAGGTTGCACATTGATAACTCGGGCAACGTTGGTATTGGCACAACATCACCTTCTGAAAAGCTGGAAGTCGATGGTAGTGTAAAAATACAAAACAACGACGCTATAAAGTCGAAAAACGTAGCAGGTGCAGCTAGATCACTAATATCCCTAGGCTCAGACAATGTATTAAGAATTAAAGGAAACGATAGCGAAGGCTCTACTAACGTTTTATCTATGGTGGCTGGCGGCAACGTAGGTGTCGGAACAACTAGTCCAGCAAGAAGATTAGAAGTTTACAATAGCTCCTCTAGCATGATAAGTCAATTTAGGTCTGGCTCTGGCACTAGCTCTTTTATTTGTTTTGCAAATACAGCATCAACAGCTGATCAAGTTAGAATTGGATCTATATCGAGCAATTTAGTTTTATCAACAAATTACACAGAAAGAATGCGTATTAATTCTTCTGGGAACGTAGGCATTGGTACTACTAGTCCTAGTAGAACTTTGCACGTAAAGAAAACTGGAGATAACGAAGTAGCAAGATTTGAATCAGACCAAACCTCATCATACGTAGAGCTGGAAGATGCTAACACTACTGGTCAAATACTTATTGGAACTCAAGGTGATAATTTTAAAATACACACTGCTGGTACTGAAAGATTTAGGATAGACGGTAGCGGCAACGTCGGGATTGGTACTACTAGCACAAACACAAAGCTGCACGTTGCAGGTGTAACTCAAATAACAGAAAGTGGTAATACTGCATTTTATGGAGGTGATTATGTAAGATTATTTAATCATCAAAACTTTAGAATTAGAAATGTAGGTGGCTCAGCAATCGTCAACTTATCTGTAAGTGGTAACTCTTATTTTAATGGCGGCAACGTCGGTATTGGACAAACGTCTCCTGCTCACAAACTAGACGTAGCTGGATATATACGCTCTGCTAACACAGGGGCAGACTCTACTACAAAGTACAGCGGATTTTTCGGTAGACACTATACCAACTCGGAGGAAGATGTGCTGGCTATTTCTACTGAATCTACTTCTAGTAATAATAACATATACATAGGAGGTGGATTTGGCACAAGAAACTCTGCTACTACTATTAGGTTTAGTACGGCGGCAAACTCCACTACTACAACTGGCTCAGAAAGAATGCGTATCGACAGTTCAGGTAACGTAGGTATTGGCACTACTAGTCCTGGTAAATTTTTAGACGTAAACGGAACTTTTAGGGCTAGTGGCGAAGCGTTTTTAACAGGAGGGTTTGATATTACTGCGGCTGGTAGATTTAGAGATGGTGTTGCTTTAAACTTTAACACAAACAGAACAGCTAGAATATTTACAGATAGCAACGACTTAATAATTCAGCAAGGAGAAGACGATAAAGATATTATATTTAAGTCAGACGACGGCTCAGGTGGGGTTGCTGAATATTTAAGAATTGATGGTGGCGTTGGATATATGGTTGCCAGTAAAGCCATTAGAGCTTTAGACGGTGTAAACCTTCAGTTAGGTGCTAGCGCTGATTTTACTATGCAACATAATGGTGTCAATACTATTTTACAAAACTTTAATGGTAATTTAGAAATAACACAAGGAGCAGACGATGGTGACATAGTATTTTCGTCAGACGACGGCTCTGGTGGTGTTGAAACATACTTCTTTTTAGATGGTAGCGAAGGCGTTGTAAACTTTCCAGATAACAAAAGGCTGACATTTGGTACTGATCGTGATTTATTTTTATACCACGATGGAACAAACGCTGTTTTTAAAAACTACGTTGGCGATATTGTAATACAAAATGAAGCTAACGACAAAGATATAAGATTCAAATCTGATGATGGCTCTGGAGGTGTTGCTGAATATTTTAGAGTCGA